CGCACAGGGACACGCTTTCCAAGGGCTTCGATCATTATATTTCCGAGCTTGTAAGACGGAAATATAATGATCGAAGCCCTTGGAAAGCGTGTCCCTGTGCGTGCCAATGCGTCCCGAGGATTCCGCAGCTAAATAAATCATGCGCGATCTCTCCTCGAAGACTTCGCGTCCGTGCAAAGCAAGCTCTTCGAGGACAGTACGGACGGTAGTTTGCTCGACTGCCATCACGTCCATACTGGAAGGCATGGAGCAGTGCAAACTTCTACCTAAAGAGCGCAACGAGAGGGGGCCAACGATACGGCCGAGCTCCTCGCTCCAGCGGAAACCCCGTTGACAACATGAAAGCTCGCGTAGAGGCCTAGTGTCGTGGACGTCGTCGGTTTTCGCGGAACCTGTGATTTCCACGCCCTTTCCGCGGAAATATCGGGTAATGAAGGTCATATTGAAGAAGCGGAGTATCGTGGACCCGAGGGAGTCATCGCCAATGGACCCAGCTTTCACGTTGTCCTTAAAATCTGCCAAGTGCGACGAAGCTTCCCCTTGGGAAAGAGAGAGCATGCGAACTAGCAACTCCGGCACCTGGGAAACCTCAAGGGTGGTATGGCCATACTTTTGGATGTGGAGCTTGAAAGCTATGTAAGCCTCACGTGTCCGCAACTGCACCCCCGAGATGTTGTTGTACGTTATGGTGAGCTTATTTCCACTAGAATTGAGGGGCAGTGACATCCATTCTCCGAAGACGTTGACTATGGGATGAGCAAGATCATAGCCTAAAGACCGCATCAACCGCACGTGAATCTCTCCTCCGCCTAAACGCTCGGAGATACGGGCAAGGACCTCGGTCGTGGCTAGTAGTTCCTGGGTGTTGAAAGACAAATCCATTTTCTTCGTGTCCCCATCGATGAAATAGATCTCTTCCCCGGGGAAGTCCATGTGATGGGCAGCGAGCCTATGCCAGTCCTCAGATTGATAGGATATAGCTTCGTAGCACCCCGAAGTGAAGGGCACGGCTCTCAACAAACCGCAAACCTTCCCGTAAATCGAGGTGTGAGCACAGTGATGCGCGAGAGGGACTGACATCACCAACCGTCCAAAGGCGGTACCGGCGGATATTTTGGTGATCAGAGCGGGGTCGTCCTTAAGAGCGACGTGCGTGGAGGGGGTAGCAGAGCGGCCCGATAAGGACTCGGTGAGGATATGGGCCACATCCCGCTTGAGTGATTCACTCATACGAGCTACGGGCACCTCCAAATGGGCTTGGCGATCCGTGTCGTCGAGGCTAACCTCATCGAAATGGGGGACAACATCCACCAATGATTCCTCACACACAATGGAATCTAGTTCAATATCCAAGTTGTAGAGTATGCAGTCGAAGTCGCCCTGGGTGACAAAATCCATCTTGGAGAACTTCTTCCCGGGGATACCGCCCCCGACAGCCTTGTTTAGCTGCATCCTCTTCACGTAGGAATCGCCCGGGACACCGTGGACTATCTCGGAATTGTCCAGAATGACCATATCATGCTCCAGCGCCAACATGGAAGGAACAACACTCTCCACATAGTGCTCAATCACAGCCTCATTCACTGCGACTGATCGGGATTGGGCACCTCTCGCTGCGAACTGAAGAGCAGCAGAGGCCGCCCTGTTGGAATTGAGGGGGGGGGCCGCGTGTTCGCGGGGCCACCCGGCAGCTTCAAGACTAGCCGACATCGGGGTTATAACGACTTCCGAGCGGTTTGTTCTACGAACGGAAGCGTCATGTCCCAGCACAACCACTGACGGAGGAGTGGACGTACACTCTTCTCCCTGGTTGCGCAAGAACGAAGTGCAAACCCTAGGAGATGCAACCTCATTCTTTATTTCCGGCATAGAGGGCAGTTTGTTGTCGAAAAAGACATGCTTATGAGCAAAATCCCCCTTATCGGCGGTGGGAAACGCGATGTCCAAGACTTGTAGAAATGCCTGATATTCAGTTGAGGGTAGGGCAACACAGTTCGACTGTAAAGACCCGCACCTCGCTACATGGAATCCCATGACAATGCAAGGGGAGGCTAGCCTTATCAAAGGGGTTCCGCCATCCCCCGGTGACGTGGGCTCATTGAGAGAAAAGGCCCATCCCGTGAAGGGTCTTTCCTCCGACCTAACTTCGCGCATGTTGGCTACGCTGGTTTGAGGATCATCCAGACAAAGGATACTTCCGACTGGCTCGTCCGGAGGGACAGAATCATACGTGAAATCGAAGAGATGGGCTATATTTCTGAAATGTATGCTGACGTTCATATACATGAGGACCAACTCGGTCTCTCTTCCGGATGAGTCGCGAACCCGGCGAATGAGAGCCGGGGTAACGATCACGTTGTTGGCTGGGCCAGATCTCGAGAAAACGTACGGTCTGTTCTCGACAATCTCCTTATCATGGACCACTGCTAAAGCGATCCTAGAATTTATGAAGGTTGTACGAATGTTGTTCGAAATGTAACCGGTATTGCGCTCCAAAGCGGACTGGACTTGCTCAGGAGTCATCGTCGCGAGCCTGCGTGATGCGACGATGACTCCTGAGCAAGTCCAGTCCGCTTTGGAGCACAATACCGGTTACATTTCGAACAACATTCGTACAACCTTCATAAATTCTAGGATCGCTTTAGCAGTGGTCCATGATAAGGAGATTGTCGAGAACAGACCGTACGTTTTCTCGAGATCTGGCCCAGCCAACAACGTGATCGTTACCCCGGCTCTCATTCGCCGGGTTCGCGACTCATCCGGAAGAGAGACCGAGTTGGTCCTCATGTATATGAACGTCAGCATACATTTCAGAAATATAGCCCATCTCTTCGATTTCACGTATGATTCTGTCCCTCCGGACGAGCCAGTCGGAAGTATCCTTTGTCTGGATGATCCTCAAACCAGCGTAGCCAACATGCGCGAAGTTAGGTCGGAGGAAAGACCCTTCACGGGATGGGCCTTTTCTCTCAATGAGCCCACGTCACCGGGGGATGGCGGAACCCCTTTGATAAGGCTAGCCTCCCCTTGCATTGTCATGGGATTCCATGTAGCGAGGTGCGGGTCTTTACAGTCGAACTGTGTTGCCCTACCCTCAACTGAATATCAGGCATTTCTACAAGTCTTGGACATCGCGTTTCCCACCGCCGATAAGGGGGATTTTGCTCATAAGCATGTCTTTTTCGACAACAAACTGCCCTCTATGCCGGAAATAAAGAATGAGGTTGCATCTCCTAGGGTTTGCACTTCGTTCTTGCGCAACCAGGGAGAAGAGTGTACGTCCACTCCTCCGTCAGTGGTTGTGCTGGGACATGACGCTTCCGTTCGTAGAACAAACCGCTCGGAAGTCGTTATAACCCCGATGTCGGCTAGTCTTGAAGCTGCCGGGTGGCCCCGCGAACACGCGGCCCCCCCCCTCAATTCCAACAGGGCGGCCTCTGCTGCTCTTCAGTTCGCAGCGAGAGGTGCCCAATCCCGATCAGTCGCAGTGAATGAGGCTGTGATTGAGCACTATGTGGAGAGTGTTGTTCCTTCCATGTTGGCGCTGGAGCATGATATGGTCATTCTGGACAATTCCGAGATAGTCCACGGTGTCCCGGGCGATTCCTACGTGAAGAGGATGCAGCTAAACAAGGCTGTCGGGGGCGGTATCCCCGGGAAGAAGTTCTCCAAGATGGATTTTGTCACCCAGGGCGACTTCGACTGCATACTCTACAACTTGGATATTGAACTAGATTCCATTGTGTGTGAGGAATCATTGGTGGATGTTGTCCCCCATTTCGATGAGGTTAGCCTCGACGACACGGATCGCCAAGCCCATTTGGAGGTGCCCGTAGCTCGTATGAGTGAATCACTCAAGCGGGATGTGGCCCATATCCTCACCGAGTCCTTATCGGGCCGCTCTGCTACCCCCTCCACGCACGTCGCTCTTAAGGACGACCCCGCTCTGATCACCAAAATATCCGCCGGTACCGCCTTTGGACGGTTGGTGATGTCAGTCCCTCTCGCGCATCACTGTGCTCACACCTCGATTTACGGGAAGGTTTGCGGTTTGTTGAGAGCCGTGCCCTTCACTTCGGGGTGCTACGAAGCTATATCCTATCAATCTGAGGACTGGCATAGGCTCGCTGCCCATCACATGGACTTCCCCGGGGAAGAGATCTATTTCATCGATGGGGACACGAAGAAAATGGATTTGTCTTTCAACACCCAGGAACTACTAGCCACGACCGAGGTCCTTGCCCGTATCTCCGAGCGTTTAGGCGGAGGAGAGATTCACGTGCGGTTGATGCGGTCTTTAGGCTATGATCTTGCTCATCCCATAGTCAACGTCTTCGGAGAATGGATGTCACTGCCCCTCAATTCTAGTGGAAATAAGCTCACCATAACGTACAACAACATCTCGGGGGTGCAGTTGCGGACACGTGAGGCTTACATAGCTTTCAAGCTCCACATCCAAAAGTATGGCCATACCACCCTTGAGGTTTCCCAGGTGCCGGAGTTGCTAGTTCGCATGCTCTCTCTTTCCCAAGGGGAAGCTTCGTCGCACTTGGCAGATTTTAAGGACAACGTGAAAGCTGGGTCCATTGGCGATGACTCCCTCGGGTCCACGATACTCCGCTTCTTCAATATGACCTTCATTACCCGATATTTCCGCGGAAAGGGCGTGGAAATCACAGGTTCCGCGAAAACCGACGACGTCCACGACACTAGGCCTCTACGCGAGCTTTCATGTTGTCAACGGGGTTTCCGCTGGAGCGAGGAGCTCGGCCGTATCGTTGGCCCCCTCTCGTTGCGCTCTTTAGGTAGAAGTTTGCACTGCTCCATGCCTTCCAGTATGGACGTGATGGCAGTCGAGCAAACTACCGTCCGTACTGTCCTCGAAGAGCTTGCTTTGCACGGACGCGAAGTCTTCGAGGAGAGATCGCGCATGATTTATTTAGCTGCGGAATCCTCGGGACGCATTGGCACGCACAGGGACACGCTTTCCAAGGGCTTCGATCATTATATTTCCGTCTTACAAGCTCGGAAATATAATGATCGAAGCCCTTGGAAAGCGTGTCCCTGTGCG